CAACATGTTATACAGCCTTGTCTCTACGGGACTACCCTTAATATGCACAATCGTCATCTTGTTCTTCTGCCCTTGACGATCAATACGTGCATTGGCTTGCAAGTAAGTCTCTATAGATGTCACTGGTGCATACCAAATAATAGTATCTGCTGCAGTTAGTGTGACACCGTGTGAGGCCGCTTGAGGCTGAATGATAAGCACATGGGGGTTGGTCTGCTCTTGAAACTTTTTAAATATCTCAGTGCGTTTGTTGACTGGTACAGCACCATTGATAACCTCGCAGACAATACCTGCCCCTCTCAAATGCGATCTGAGCAATTCTATTGTATGCGTGAATGGTACAAAGACAAGCACTTTGTGACTAGCTTCTTCGATAACCTCTTGAACAACTCGTAACCGATTAGAAACATCAAACTCAACAACAGAACCATTATCAGAATAGACAGCGCCACCACTAATTTGAAGCAGTTTATTAACATTAACAGCGGCATTAACAGTTGAGACCTCTTCGCCCGCTGCCACCATGAGCATGTCTTTCTTGAGCAGCTTGTAGTATTTCTCCTGTTGCGCAGTAAGGGGGGCGTCTCTGAATACATGGGTCACCTCTGGTAGGTCTAAACAATCTTTTTTCTCGTAGCGGATTGCTGGTTGTAAAGCATGGAATACAATTTGGTTAGCGTTTGGTCTCGGCATCCACTTAAACTTAGTCAACTGCACCATAGTCTGGTCACGGAATGACCCAAAGAAACGAGGTACGTTATCTGGTACGCATAGCTTAGCTAAACCAAAAGCATCGGTAGGTGTCTGTGCGGCTGGTGTGCCTGTCATCATCCATAACCATGTGCGGGGGGTAAGTATATGATTTAGTGTTTTCCAACGTTTGGTAGTGTTAGTTTTGTAGGCATTAGCTTCATCAACGATAATTAAATCAAAATTATTTCGGGCTATGTCGTTAGCTACAATCTCAACCCCGTCATAGTTGATGACTACAAACTGCGCATCACTATCAATTACAGCCTTGCGTTTAGTGCGGTCCCCATAGGCTATGCCGACTTTTCTGTGCATTACAAACTTAAATAGGTCAGCCTGCCATGCGGACTGCATAATGGATAACGGGCAGATGATAAGCACACGAAAGATTTTCTTTTGTTCCATGAGGTAGTCTGCCGCCCAAATAGCTGAAGCGGTCTTGCCAGTACCCTGTTCGTTAAAACAGAATGCACGTTTATTTAACGTCAGAAAGTTGGAGGTATCCTTTTGGTGAGCCATAGGTTTAAACAACCCAGGCCACTTGTAGTTCTTTTGGATGGGGGAGGGGACACCTTTAACCTTTAGCTTGTTTAGAGCTTGGGCTTCTTCTAGCCCCCAATGTACGGCAACCTTGTGTAGATCACCATGTGATTCAATAATTTGGCTTTTTGGAATGCACTCAGTTACGAGATGCGGGCGACGTGTGGTTACTACGAGCGCTTTGTTATTTAGTATTTCCATTTTTAGGTTTATTGGTCTTTAGGCTATGGTCGGCGTTACGGGCGAATGATCTATTTGATGAGGCGGATTTAACAGTTAAATTACTACGAGTGGTCTTGCCACCTTTGGACAACGGCTTTTTGTGGTCGACATCTTTGCCATCACCTTTGTGCACAACGCCTTCAGCTTCGAGCATACGGCGAGCCTTGTTGCGCTGAGCACGCTTCTTTTTAACGGCGGGTGTACCGTCGTACTGTGCATATTCTTTAGCATACGGGCGGGGTTTGTTCACATAAGGCATATCGTTGCTCCTCTTTACGGTAGAAATAGGTGGTTCCGTCACCCAATACTATGTATTTTGGCATGGTTTCTGGGTTTGTTCCAGTCAATAACCGCAAGGTTTCTTGGATGTCATCATCTACATCTACCCAGCCAGCAAAGGGGATTGGCTCGCTCATTTGATCCTCTTGGCAATTTCACGCTCAATGTACCATTTAGCCTTGCGTAAGTCCTCAACGGCATCGTTCTTCTCGTCAGCACGCCATATGTACTTAACAGCATTGCCTAAATTAAATCCCATATGTTCAGTAATTTGAATGCACTCTACCCCCGATGGGTGGCTTGTGTAGTGCTTGGGGTGGTTTACTGGGTCATTCATTTCTCTTGTGCCGCCTTTCTTAGTATTGCTCTAGCAAAATCAATAATTGGTATGTTGTCAGTTCTTTCAAACGCATTCCACACCTCAATTATTTCCTCATCTGTTAGTGTCTTTAACTGTGGCGAGCAAGTATGAATAGAATCGCCTGTAACTCTTTGACCACAACTTAAGCACGCAGTCCACGATACTGGTTCGTTCAAAATAGTGCCTCCTCAAATTGGTTTAGGTCAATCATTTTCTTGGGTGAGCGAAATAGTTTGAACGTCCACCCAGCTCTCCCACTTACGAGCGCCCGTGCTTCTTCTTGCCTTGAGACCGTGCGCATCAGCTCTTGGTTTTCGTCGTAGACTCGATATTGGTTCATATTTATTTAGCTTAGTAAAAGATGAAACATCGAGGGGTAATAACCGCAATGCCTCATCCAATACTTCTAAGAGCAATTTATCATCGTTCCGCATACGACACAGTTCTTGTAAGTTCCGTCAGGTTTAAGGATGGTGTATACCGTACAGGCAAACGCATCAAGCGCCACACCAAGAACCAACACCATAAAAATAAATGCAGCAATCCATTTAATCATTTTTCTTTCTCCTTGTTTTAGCGGCAACAATACCCATTTCTATTTCGGGCTCTTTGTTTCTTAATTCTGCTAGCTTTGCTGCATATTGAAGTGCAACATCGCATAACTCTTCTAGGTCTAGCTTAACCCCCATAACCGCATATGCCTGTATCAAAGCAGGTAGTACTAAAATGCTACATGCGTCTCTAAAATCATCATCGTTCATCTGTAATTCCCTTTGCCGTTATGTTCACAATCCATCACAGGGCAGAACTTACGGCATGTGAAGTTCGGCTTTGCGTTCCATACATTATTCTCATGTGCAGCTTCGAGTTTGTCGGTCTCTTGAATCCAAGTCAGCCACTTCTCAGGTGCTTCATACTTAGTAAAGTTAGCCTTGATAAAGTCCTCGCTTACCAAGAAAGCCAAGCCAGTCTTGGCACGCTCTACCATAGGGAAGTGTTTAAATACGGCCAGTGCCATCAACTCTAACTGCTTGGTATCAGCGTACTGTGCGCTCTTGCCAGTCTTGTAGTCGATGATGTGGGCAACCTGATCGTTAATGATTAGCAAGTCGGCAATGCCTCGGTACCAAACATTCTTGTCAAAGAACCCACAAGGGTCTAAGTCTTCGGTCAAACCCATCTTGTACTCACAATGCTTTGTGCCAGGTATTTCCTTGAGAACATCCAATACTGGAGTAATGAATGCGAACTTCTCTGGTACCGGTACTCCCTTACCTATATAGTCTTCGGCAGCTTTGTGCACCATCTCACCGTAGGTAATCGCATCTGTCTTTGGCTCGACAATATCCTTGATTACTCGTAGGTGGTAGTACTTTCGTGGGCACTGCTGGAATAAACCAAGCCCTGAGTATGACCAAGTAATGCTCATTTAAGCGCCAACCTTTTCATAGCACTTTGCACATACCAAACCATCTTCTTTATTAACAAATGGCACTTCACGGAGTACTTTGATGGCTTCTTGGATGAGGGCACAATCTTTAGCTTGTGGGTTGCCGTAGCGCTGATCTAGTTGTTCAATTAAGTCTGCTAAGTTCATACTTCCTCCGTAGGTACCCATGTTCTAACTGCGCCTGTCATTAACTTCATCTCTGTTTGTGCGTTTAAGCAATGCTCGTAAGCTACTTGAAATTTGTTTCTTGATAGTGCCTCTATTGCCATCTTCAATTCTTTTGACGCTTCTAAATACATAGGTGTGTAATCTACCTTCATTTAATTTCCCATTTCTCAATATCTTTTTTCTTACTGCAATCGCCGTAGGAATAACCTACTCCAAGTTCACATGTCAATGGAAGTTCTTGAGCCCACTTAGGTCTCCACTTCATGCACTCGTCAATATACAGCATTGCTTCATTTTGTTCTTCTTGTTTAACCACAGCCATTACAGCATCATGTACAGTCAAGGCTACCTTGTATCGCCTAGCTATACGGAGCATCTGCTCACCAATAACGCAACGGGCTACGGCTTGACATAAGTTCTCTACTACCTTACCCCCGTAAATTTTTATACGACCACGGCGGCTAGCGTAACTATACTGATTTTCAGCATCTACTTGTAGGTCAGGATAGTTTAGGTAAAGACCACTTGGGAGTAAAAAACCATGCTCCGTAAGGGTAAGTGCCTGCGCTTGATGCCCAACTTGTGCAGTTTTTTTAGTTCGGAGCGCTTCAAGGGAACTACCAGCTTCCTTCCAAAGTCGGGGAATGTGAGGGTATCTAGATCTATACACGTCGATAATCCTAGTCGCTTCCGCATCTGCGATTTCCACCCCAAAAGTTCTGAGTTGTATCCCAAACTTGGTAGAACCCATGCCATACCCCGCACCGAGGATTGTCGTCTTACCCACGAACCGCTCTCCATCCGTGATTTCTGCTTCCGCCTTATTGTAGATAGACGATGCCATGATCTTGTATACATCCTCACGCCTTTCAAAAGCATTGGTTAGGTCGACTTGTCCAGCAAGCCAAGCAACAGTTCTAGCTTCAATCTGCGATGAGTCGGCATCAATTAGCACATACCCATCAGGTGCAACAATAGCTTCTTTTAACAAAGATTTTCTTGGGAGGTTTTGAAGGTTAAGCTTATCGTCACCTCCCCACCTGCCTGTGTGGGCGGCATAATATCTAAGTGGCACAGGCATGCGCCCTCGTTTAGATATTGATATAAACCTTTCAGTTCTTGTTTCTTCAAGGGTAGACTTTGTGCCAAGTCTCGCAGCAACAATAGCCTGTACACGTTCATCGGGGTATTCAGC